GTTTTCCGGCCGCCTGGTAACCGGGGCGGACGCTTGCATTGCATGAGAGCACTTGGTTGAACATGATGCCGACGCGCGAAATTCCACAGCTAGCCGTGATTTGATCACTGTGCGAGGACCTGAATGGAAACGCGCGAAAGGCACTGAAAGGTAGCTCACCCGCCATTTTCAGGCGAAGGGATTGCGCCCTGGTCAGGCGCGTCCATGTGCATGCGTGTGTTCAACGTTGTTTCACATGTTGTACAAAGTGTTGCAATTCTGTTCTTCTTTTAGCAACACCTCTCTCCAGCCCAAGGTACCTAAATTCGTTGGGGTGGCCGGAGATGGGAACTGGTCACTGCCACGCGCGCTTCCGAGCCCGCACCCTAACGGGAAAACCAAATCGCCCCTGGGCCTCAGATTAGCAATCTTTGGCCTTGACCTCACGCCGCTACGCATTCTTTCACACGAACTGTCATTCCGCGGGAACTAAAGGGCCCTGCGGTCGGCGAGGCGCGGTCGATGAGTCGAGATGCGGAGAGTGGACCCCGCTCCGAGGAGAGATCCAAGGAGCAGCCATGCGCAGTAACGAGGGAACGCGGTGCCGTTGCATGCGGCAGACCGCCAGCTCGGGCTGGAACGGCAGGGGTTGAGGGTGTGGACGAGTTGGAGAGCGCACGTCCTGAGGGCGGACAGACGCGGCGAGGTTTTCACCGGAGCTGCGGCAAGGACGCCGGAACGGGAGATGTGCGCGCCGAGGATGCTGCATTCGAACTTCCGAGGAATGACGAGCCTCGGCACACTTCGCACGGACAAGCGCGAAACGAAAACAAAAAGGCCTCAAGGAAGGAGGGGCCCGGAGCGGGGACGGCAACCGTAGCCGAACTCGGGACCGGGGTCGTCAGCACTGTGCTGGGCGTTGACTTGCACCACCCCAGCGAACAGATGTTGACAGTGTGCCGTATGCTAGAGAGGACGGTGGCTAGCCACCCCGGACTCCGTGCTTCGGCGCACGAAGCTGCAATGCGTCTCAAGGACTACGCATTCGCCAACAAGAAGGGACGGGAGAAGTTCCTCCGCGACGCGCGCGTTGTGCCCGTCGCAGGTGGAACATGCGTCTTTTTGGCGGACGAGACGGAGCGTGCATACTCTACGGCAACGGATTTCCGACGTCGTGAGAACGCATTTGTTCTGGCTTCATCGCGTGTTGCGAGCATTGCCAAGCGGCGCGGGGAGACGGTGACAAGCACTATGTTGCGGCTGTCGGCAGATGGGGAAACGCTCCCTCTTCGACCAGAGCCCTTCGTCGCCCGCACGTCGCAACTTGCCAAGCGCAGATTCGGAAAGGAAAAGTCGAAGCACAAGGCCGGTCGCCGCGCGCTCAACGAGCAAATGGGCCGCGGGATCGGCGTTGGCATCGAGTGGGACCCAGGTCCCCCGAAGAAGGCGAAGGCGCAAGCCCAGCGCGGTGGGAAAATACCGCGCGCCGACCGCGAGGACGCTGATCTCGTCCGGCGGGTCGAAGAGGCCAAAGCGTTTGCGGAGAACAGGAATGCGGTTAAGGCCGCTGCCGCTGCCGTTGCGCTGGCGCCTGAGGGGAACGTTGCTGAAGTCGTAGCGGTCGTCGTGCCGCCGAAATACACCCCAACGTTAGCAAAAATCACGCACGGTGGGAGGACGTATGACCTCTCGATCCCGGCTGGCGAAGGAATTCAGCTGGGCACGAGCGAACCGCCTATTGCAGCGGGGTGTGAGCACCCGGGCAGTGGTGACGCTTGGGCCCCTGTTGACCCGAAGGCTTTCCGGATGGACGATGGACCGAAGGTCACCGGGACCATTTCGAACATGCCCTGGAACAAGGAGGGCAAGTATCGTTGGTTCGCTGAGATCGACCCGGAAGGCAATCATGACCCCTACGCGCTCATGAGCGCGTTTGAGGTGCCACCGGAGTATCGGACGGAGTCCCTCGTCAACATGCCATCGCTGCCATGGTCGTCAGTTCTTGGACGTAGCGTCCCATGCTTCGGGAGTGTGCTCGCGTACATTTATGATGCGCGCGCCACGGCCGAGAACCGACGACTGAGCCGCATCCATGCGGGAACGGAGATGTTCACCAACGAAAACAACATCATTCCCGCTGACTGTGGCGACGGCCGTCTGCCAATTGTGTACCCCGATCGTGCTGAGCCCGTCTACTCGCATGACGAGGCGCACTTCCGCAAACTTCAGGAGCAGCGGTCGTGGACGGGGTGGCAGCAAGTGCGGTGCCGGGGCTTCGTCGTCTGGGAAGTGACGATATCGTTGTCCCTCACACTCCCGGCCTCGCAGCCGGAGCTCACGGAGGATTGCAAACGCGAGTGGGATGCGTTCACCACCGAGAGTCGCACAGCCGAGCAGGACAGCGCCGCCGGTAGGGGTGGCATCATGGGCCTTACGGCGGCCCAACGTGCTGCGGCGGGCGCTCCGCCGGCGCGCCACGAATGTAGGGATGTGCGCAACACGCGTTCGCGTGACGATAAGCCGCTCATCAAACCTCGGCTCATCGACATCCGCGTTGCGCGTACTGTCGTTCCGCCTGGAGGCCCGTTCTCCGCGCGCGTCGAGTACCGCAGGTACTGCGCCGATGTTCTCGGCGTGGACTCCTCCCTGTTCGACAACAACCTGCGAGTGCCGACCACCATCACAAGGGCAAGCATCGAGACCGCCCGCGCAACAGTTGCAAATTATGCGCAGCGCGACACCGTCGTGAACTTGAGCCCGATCGAAAAAGGCAAGGCTGTTATGGCAGGCAACTTCATGTTCGCCGCGGCAGTCTGCCCGACAGGGGGGGAGTTGCAGTCATTCGCAATCCCTCCCGGCCCGTGAGTGATGGGTGCCTCACTCTCATGGGCTACGTCGTCGGCTGGGCACCGGTCAAAATGAATGAGCCGACAGATACGTTGCGTTTCAAGATGGGCAAGTTGCCCTTCGAGAACACGACCAGCAACGCGATCACGGCCTTCTTCCCCCTCAAAAGAATCAATGAGCAGGATATGGATCGTCCTATTTTGCTCCCCTACTTCCCTCATCCAACCCACCCGCACAACGTCATCGTTGGCGCGTGCCACCGATTTGGCTGCCAGATGCCCAAGGGCGATCGGAGCAGGTTGTTGGATTTCACAAGCTTCTATAAGAAGTTGATCCCACTCCTATGGGAACCAATCCAGGAGGATGACGTCAAGACGTTCAAGCAATGGCTCGAAACCAGCCCGTATAGCTCGGGCAGAAGACGTGCTCTCGAGAAGGAGTACGCAGAGCTTGAACGACTTTGCGAAGAGGTGTTTGGTGTGAAGAGCTTCATCAAGTGGGAGGACTACGTCGCATTGAAGAATCCCCGCCTGATCAATAGCTACGCTGACGCCTCGAAAACCCTCCTTGGAGCCTTAGTCCAAGCCATGGACAAGGCAACGTTCAAAAGCCGCTTCTTCGTAAAAGGCACCAATCCTCGGGATTGGCCGGCTAAATTGGACGAACTCTTCGGCGACCGACCAGTTGTAGGCACAGACTTCAGCTCCTTCGAGAGTCACCACCAGGGAATGCTGGCCCAGGTGGCTTACTTTTGGGCGATGCACATGAGTCGTGGCCTGCGGGGCATCCGACCGCTGAGGGACATCATCGCCAGAATGATGCTCGGGAAAAACGTGATCAAAACAAAACACGTGAACATTGAGGTGGATCAGCGCCTCATGTCCGGAGCAATGTGGACGTCGTCGGCCAACGGCGTCCTCAATCTGATGTTGATGATGTACATGGCAAGCACCACGGTGAACAAGAATGCCGATGTCGATGCGCGCGTCGCTTGGGCGCGCGACCACTTTGTGGGCCTGGTTGAGGGAGATGACGGACTCTGCCTCGACTATGGTGTCGACCCGGCGTTGGCTGCGGAACTGGGGCTCAAACTCGAGTGGAAGAAAGCCAAGGACTACTCCACTGCGGGTTTCTGCAGCATCTATTGTGTGCGCGGATCGAATGTGGTCGTTAAGGACCCGCTCCGTGTTATGAGGAAGTTCTTCGCACTCCCGAAGGCTTACCTCAACGCAAAGAGCAGTACGCACGACGCATTGTTGCGAGCGCGTGCGTTGAGCTACCTGACGTGCTTCGATGGAAGTCCGGTAGTGGCATCACTATGTCACTCAGTTCTGCGAGCAACGCGATCGGTGGATGTGACGCGAGTCCTAGATGTTCTGGACGAGCGCACGGCTACATCCGTCCGTGAGGCGTTGAAGAGCCGCCCGTGGTCAAAGAAGCGAACACCCGTGCCGATGTCCGCGCGTGAGTTGGTCGAACAGGAGTTTGGCGTGAGCGTTGACAAGCAGGTCGAGCTCGAGGCCATCTTCGACAACAACGAAACAGGAACTTATGAGTGCTCGCTCAATGAGTTCGTGGATGTCGACCTTCTACGGTACGGTGAGGACCATCTTCACCGGGCAGGGTTTGAGACTGGGCCGCCGGAGCACCGCGTTCATCCTCGTGTGAGGGAGCTATTGATCGCGAAGCCCCGTGTCTCCACCGCCGCTGCGAAGCGGCGGCTGCGCCCAACCGCCATCATCCCAGAGGTCTAAACCTCCGCACGCATGCGTCAAATGCGACCCCG